ATCATAACATTGAGGATTATCATAATGTTTTGCAGCATATAATAAAAAATTAGACTCGTCAAGTTTATCCATATTACTTTAAGGTATATTACGCGTTTTAATTGTAAAGAAGTTATAATTTCTAGAACTAGCTAAATTTGTAAATGTATATCGGCTGGTAGTTGACGGATAATCCATTCTAACCCAACTAGAAATAACACTAGTATTAGAAGGTGGAGAATTAGAAGGAGTCCAGTGTGAGTTAGTAGTTCCTAATAACCATAAAGTGCCACTTCCAACTAGGTACTTATACACATAACCGTTATAAAGATCATTAACTATAATCTCACCGCTAAAATTACTAAAGGTTACTTGATCACCAGTATTTAATGTTACTACATGGGCATTAACTGCATTAATATTGCCCGGAAGAGTCATATCACCAGTATCACCATCAAGTTCCCACACAAAAGAATTTGCTTGAATATAAAAAACTTTATCAGTCTTAATAGTAGAAATAGCCGGGCTAGCGCTGAGATCTACTGTAGGGAAAGTCATAGTTCCGTTAAAATCCCATGCCCAAGAACGCATGAATGAGTTATTAGAGCTGTCTGTACCTCCTAAATCTAATTGCATACCCGCAGGTGTTACATATAAATCCGAATATAGATTTTCTCCTGGACCATAATCCCCTGTATCTAATTTTGAATTATAATAATATAATTCAGCACCTGTGTTACTTTGTAATGTGATAAAATCATTACCTACTGAAAGTATTTTAGTATCACCGCTTCCACTAGTTGGGAGAGTTAAAGAGCCATCATTATTTAAATTTAAAGAATAACTTCCATTAACTAAATTAGAACTAGGACCGCTTCCTGCTCCATCTAATCCTGCTGAACCAGTATATCCGGTCCCAGCAGAGCCTGTAAACCCGGTGTTACCGTGAGAACCAACATAACCAGTGTTACCAACCGATCCTGTAAAACCAGAACCTCCGCCTCCAGCTCCAGCAGAACCTGTATATCCTACTGCACCCTGCGTGCCTTGAGAACCTACAAATCCATTAGTACCATTAGTACCAGCAGAACCTGTATATCCTGAACCTACTGAACCAGTATACCCTGTTATACTTGCACCAACAGAACCAGTATAGCCTACTGATGCTACTATACCCCAATCAGTCGTATCTGTAGAAGGGTCTCCTCCTGAATTACCAGGAGTTAAATTTTTCCAATAATAAGAGCTACCATGATAAGTTACTATATCAAATTGATTATAAGAAGAAATTGGTACCCATGTCCCGGTAAAGTTAGGAACTCCACTAGCACCTGCAGATCCAGTATACCCTGATGCTCCACTTTGACCAGAAGAACCCGTATAACCTTCCGAACCAGCATAACCATTAGTACCATTAGTGCCTGCTGACCCGGTAAACCCTGAACTTCCTCCTCCAGAAGAGATAGGAGCACCTCCAATAAGAAGTGCTCCATTAGCTGCTGTAGAGATTGTATTTGTGCCAATATAGATTGTATTACCGAGATACATATTACCCCAGTAATTATTATAATTACCTAAATTGACATTATTATTAGATGAAGGTATAATTGCAGTGCTTACATTAGAAAATAAGCTTGCAGCAAGATTATTAACAGTAATTTGATTAGTAGAGGGTAACCCACCTGGATCATGAACTACAGGAACCAGATCGCCAGGATTTACATGAGAAAGCGCATTTAATTCCGAAATCTTTGGCATAGGTTACCCTCTATAATTATTTAAATATTATGTATTTGAATCAGGAAGAACTGTATCGTCACTTCCATCACCAGTAATTGTACCCATAGCTACTAGAGTTTCATACTGAACGCGGCCTGCACGACCACCTTCACCAACTCTACGTACTACCCATCCAGCATGTGTTACACCTCTATGTAATGCACCACCAGTTACTGCTGCAGCAGTTGCCGCTGTACCTTGAATGGATGCACCACCAGCCTGTGCGCTTGCATATGGAGCACTTCCAATTGCAATTGCATAAGAGCTTCCTACTGGTGAACCTAGTGTACCAAGTTGAATTACTGTAGTGTTAGAAAATACAACAGTATAATTAGTTCCATTAGTAAGACCGACAGGTGTAGAAGATACATTACTTGCATAAGTTACTACATCACCTGGAAGGAAGAAGCTGTTTGCTGATGATAGAGTAATACTACCACCCGATACAGCTGTATTACCGTTGAAAATAATATGCTGTGGAGGTAAAATTGTGATTGTAGGTGCAGTTTCATAAGATGATCCGCCTGCTACAATTGTATAGCCAGTAATGCGTCCACCTGCTCCAGAGAATGTTACGTTAGCTCCAGTACCACCACCACCAGATGCTGCAGAAACAAATGCAGCATTACTACCATAACCAGAACCACCATTAGTTATAGTAACCATGTTTATTGAACCATTATAAACTTGCATTTCTGTTGCATCTACGCCAAACTGACCTGCAGTCAATTTCATTGGAACGCCACCATTTGAATAGTATTCTGGTGTTACATTTTCATAAAAATTGTTTCTGTTTGTAGCAGTTGCGCTTTTATTAAACATAGTAACACCCCAGATTGTAGAGTTACTATTTACATCAGTATTTCCCCATTGTGCCATTTTTTTCTCCTTTAAATAGAAAAACGTTTTTCTACCTGGTATTTATAGTTTGGCAGAAGTCATTGCTGCGTTTTTAATTGTAGCTCTTAGCATCCACGCAAGTTTCTTATGTTTATCCATTCTGTCTTGGAGAAAATTAGATAATCCTATCTCATTATTAAATTCTGCAGCTTTATAAGCTATTTTTATTGCTTCTATTACAGTACCATTATCAGCATAAAGAATAGATAGCATTTGTTGATCATCTAGAGGGTATTCTGTTTGATCATCAATCATAGTTAGTTGTTTATAGTCTTTAAATGACCCTGGTGCATATGAATTAAGTGCTCTAATATGCTCTGCTATATCATCAGAAGCTTCCCAAATTTCTTCATAAATTTTTTGAAAAAATTTGTGATAAGAAGGAAAATTAGGACCTTCTACATTCCAATGAAATGCATGTGTTTTTAAATATAATGAGAAGTTCGTAGCAAGATACTTCTTCATTACTTCAATAAGACTATCCATCATAATTACCTTTCTGAACTTCTACTTTTGCCAGGATATTCCATATGAATTTTTCCATCAATTTCTCTCACTGGCTGCTTTTTAATTTTTACTGATTTACCAGTAGCATCGTGAATAATTATTTCTTTTACGTATTTTTTAAATGTTTTCATTAGCCTTTATCCAGTGTACTAGTTGGTGTTGATGACCAGTATTTGCATGACCAATAATTAGCCTTCCATCTAGGACCGGGAGTTTCACAATGGTGTCTGGCTCTATATGATTTTCTTCTATTTGGCTGATCCCTTTTAATAGAAAGGTGAGGATCTCCAAAGTTAACCTTTACAACATTACCTTTATCGTTTTTAACATAAACAGCTCTTTTCTTTGGACCACCTGGAGTAAGAAATGGCTTACCAAGCTTAACATGACGTCCATTATGTTCTGCTTCTTCGTTTAATTCACCCCAGTCTTCGTATAGTTCATCTCCTGAAGAGTTAAACACTTCTTCTACAATACCAGAAACATCTGACTCTATATCAATGAAGCAACCAGAAAACTCTTCAAACATATCGTTGACTTCTTCTTTAAGAGGTCCATTCATAATCCAGGCATCACAGGTTCTGGCAGCTGCACATTTAAATTCAAACAATTCACAAAAGCCAAGATTAGCTTCTTTTTGAACTTTAGAACCATTTTCTCCAATAGCATCTTCAATCATTTTAAGAACTTTTGGTGATTGATTAAATACAGCACAATTGCCACAGCGAGCTTCTTTAGCAGCTTCTACTGTTGTATTCCACATATCAGCTTTATCTTTCCAAAATTGAACATTATTCTTTTCATCATTAGGATCCATTGGACCATAAGAATATTCTTTAATAGTAAGATTTCTATTCTTAGTATTTAAAGCAATATCTTTGATAGCTGAAAAATGCTCTGGACTGGCTAGTTTACCTTTGGTAACTGGTGTCTGATAATCTTCTTTTACATACTGGTCAGGGGTAATCTTATATTTCTCTACCCATTTGTCATGCAAATCATGAACATTCATATTGAAATCTCTAGCAACTTCTCTCATGAGTTTATCAATACCATTATGAGAAGTATCTGTAGCAGTATTGAGCCTATCTTCTAAATGCTTTAAAGGATCTTTTTCTGTTGTAGCATCTTCAAAAAACTTACTATCTTTAATACGTTTTTTAGTCTGCTTTATAATTTCATTATTATATTTTAATGCTTTTTTATTTTCACCGCTAAGATGGCCTATAAGACCTTCACCAGATGCACTAATGCTACGGTTACTAGCTCTATAAAAAGTCTTTTTTAATGCATTTTGACCGGCCGGTGTATCTCCTATTTCATTAATAGTTTCCTCTTTTGCAACTGCCATATTATCTATTAAATTTGGATAAGGGCGCCCTGCAGACTTAGCACGGGCTTTTGCTCTTGCTTTTTGATCAGGCGAGAGATGATGATGAGTTTTATTAGGGTTTGGCTTATCCCAAACTTTTTCTTCTTTAGTAACCGATGCTCTTACTTGATCTGAAATACCATTTACGGCTAGTTTTTGTGTACTAGTAAGTTGTGATGCTTTGTCTAATTCTCTGTCAGGATCGGCAGTTGGTGTTGCACTTGCCTTTACTACAGTAGCTGAGCCTGCAGTATGCATATCTGAATGATCTTGTACATGCCCTGCCATAATATTATCGCGAGTATCTGCATTAGCAATATTTGCATCTAAGTAAGGATCAGAGGAATCATTATCACCACTACCAGAAATAACTCCTANNCCTCTAATACTTCCGCCNCCGGATGAATTAACTGCTTCAGAAAAAGCTTCATTCGTTTTCTTTTTTTGTGCTTCTTTATCTAAAATATCCTGATAATCTTTGCCTGCTTGCTCTAAATTTTTTTTAGCTTTTTGGGCACGAGCCTCTGAATCAGCAAATTTTTTAAATCCAAATATTTTATCAACAGGAGATTTTTTAGCTTCATCTACTATTTTTTTAGCAATTTCTTGTTGACGATAAAAGTCACCGTCAATATGTCTATCTCTAGATGGATCTTTTCTAGGCACCATATCAATTTTGATTCTCTTTTGACCAGAGCGAGTCATTGCTTCTTTATCTTCTTTTGGATCTTTAAATCTTAACTTATAATCCATGTTAACTCCTTGACCGGGAGTGTCGTTCTTATAGATAGTAGTTAAAGAAGATGTGCCCTGATCTCTAAGATGTGTGTTAGATCTATCAAGTTCTGATAGATAATTTTCTAAAATTTCTTCAATATCTTCTAATACTTCCATCTGTTCATTAAATTGATTAATACTTTTCATAATCTCTTTTGCATGAGGATGCAATTCTTTAGGGATCTGCTCTTTAAACTTTTTTTCATCTCCTGCTCTAGCCATAGCTCTCACTTTTGTACCTGACACACCTTCTGTTCCTTCTGCGTCAGGATCTCTATGTCCAGAGGATGCTGAATCAATAGTATCAAATTTATAATAACCGTGTTTACCTTTAACACCATTATACTTCTTAATTAAATCAGTGGTACCCTTTACTCTATCACTTCCGCCAACATATGTAATATGTTTCACGCCTGCATGATGCATAGAAGATAATTGATGTAATATAGAAGGAGACTCACTATCAGATGAATAAACTTTAGTTGTAGGTTTTGCTACTTTTCCAATTAATTTAACTTTTTCTTTTGCAGAAATAGGATTTTTACCTGTTTCTTCTGAATGGCTAGTAATAAAATGAGCTTGTGCTCCTTGCTTTTGAGCTTCTGATTCAACAGTATCTAAAACATTCTTGTGACCATTAGTAAATGGCTGATGTCTTCCAAATGCAACTACTGCTTTAGTATTATCTACAGCTTCCATAACTGGATTTAAAATAATAGTATCGGCTGATGCACCAGTAATAGTCTTTTGTTTGGTATCTTTTGTTTTAGCTGTAACTAATTTTCTACTTGACTTTGTATTCTTGTCAGTATCTTTAGTAGGATTATCTATTGATGTACCAGGAATTGTATATTCTGCCATATTACTTCTCTTGATTTATTATGTATTTATTACTTTACCCAGTCTTTGGGTTTATTAAAGTTAGCCTGTGAAAATTCATGTCTGTTTACAAACTTAACAATACGACCTTTATGCTGTACAACATAACCTTCAGGATCTGTTTCCTTACCGTCAATCGATTGGTGCATAGGATTAGATTGTTTTTGTGCTTTATGAATACCCTTTGTAAGAATATCTTTTGCAGCCTGAATATGATGATGAATATCCATTGCGTGCTTAAAATGCTTTTCATGTGCATCATGATATGCTAATGCAGAGTTCATAGCATCTGTCTTACGCTGTTTAGCAGCAGGAGTAGAAACCTTATCTACTTCTTTACCCATACGCTCTGCAATATGTTTCCTTAATCCAGCAGTAGTAGGCTTTTCACCTGTACGAACTGTTTTATTAATATAAGTATCAAAATGATCCTGATGCTTGCTTACAATATCATGATGACCAGCAGGGAGGCTATTATGAATCTCTTCTGCTTTTGATAAATGATGTTCTACCGCTTTATTTTCTTCTGGAGTTAAATTTCTCATGANAGTTTAGCCTCTGGAGATACCATATGAACATCTGGNTGTTTTTTAAATTGTGAATGATCAGTCAAAGGAGAAGCATNNAGTGTNTCNGGATGATCAGGNTTNCCTTCAATCTTAGTATGAACTGCTATACCCATTTTTGATCCTAGTACCTTCTTACCTTCTGCAGAATCTCTTTTAACATGATAACGAATAGTATTTGGTTTGAAAGATACGTCATGATCTGTATGCTGAAGATCTGAAGGGTCATGCATATAGTCACCTTGAAAAATACCTTTTTTCGGTGTTATTTTTGGAAGATGTTCTAATGCATGATGAAGTTTTTGAGCAAGACCAGGTGATTGTCCAAAATGTTGATCTATCTCTTCATGTGATGTGGCAAGTTTTGGTGTCTTACCAAATGCTGCATGTTTAGTCGCAACAAAGAATTTACCTGTCTTTGGATGATGGCCAAAGACAATTGCAGGTGCACCATCTAGTTTAGTTGAGATATGAGTCTCTTTATCTGCAGAACCAGATTTTAACCCTTTGTGTATTGCTCTCAATGCTGATACAGCATGAGCAAAACCTTCTTTACTCTTTACTGCATTATCTTCTGGGTGCTCTTGATGCTTTGCTGATGCAACTCCAGAGTTAGCTTCTTCTGAAATATAAGTTAAAAATGTTTTCATTTTATTTTACCCTTGCTTCACTAGGCAGTGTAGTA